AATCGAGACAATATCCAACTATATTATTGTCATAAACATATGAAATTTTTACTATTGGTCTAAAAATTGTTGACCGTTGTCTTTCATTGTAAAAAACATCATATAAATCAATATTGGACGTTTGGTCATATTCGATAAGTTGACTCTGACTTTCATTTAATTGTAAGTTGAGACTAATATCGGTTTGAGGTGCCGAAGCATTTAGTAATTCAGGTTTTACTACCAAATAGTTTTGAACGTCCATATTATTCTGATGGTATGTATTTTTGTCTAAATTTATCAATCGCTGTCGCGCCAACTTTAATACCAAAATAAAAATAATATGGACCTGACGTTACTGTTTCGTAATTCGAAGTACCAGGTAAAATGCTTGGTTGGTTTGATCCATTTTGATCGGTTTGATAAATGTATCCAAACGAATTTTGAACTTGTTGGTTACCGCCAACAAACGATGGAAAATAAAACCTATCAAGTCGTTGATATTCATAAGCAGAAAATATTGGTTTATCCGTGTCCCAATTATTTTTCTCATTACCAAAAATGGATGACGGAAATCTGTAATTTGCGTTAACATCATAACCTAAGTTTCGCCAAAAATAAAATGGAACATTCTGATTTGTTGTTGGTAAAATGCTACCCCTAAAGTCTGCGATACTACCAGTAAAACTATAATTAATTCTTTTGGGAGAAATCAAATCTCTATCTGAGGTATTTCCAGTATAAAAAATTCCAAAAATTGTATTTTGTGTACCAAAAACTTGACCAGTGTTAGGTGCTACAGAAATATAAACTGGTGATGTAGAACCAGTAGCTTCCTCATAATTTTCAGCATTGAATGGATTTATTCCATATTGAGAATTAATTTGAACCATTTGTGCATAATCGCCATCGACTCTTCTTCTCGGTCTTGAAAAAAGTGATTTTGCAATACCTACTGAGAAAAATATTTTAGCATTTACAATTCTTGACAATGCGAATATAGAGTTGAGATTTTCTGTAGGTGTATAAGAAGTAGGGTCTAATTCATCCATAATATATCCAAAGTACTCATCCGAATAATAAACATCTTTTGTCCAACTATATTGTGGTCCTAGATCAACCATTGTTGTTGGATACTTAAGATATTTAGTATTAAATTGTTTGTTGAAAAATGTATACCGTGAACCGATGAAACCTTGGTTTAGATTAAATGGACTTGATCTATAATAAAAATTACTTGATTGTTCTTCGTATGCTACTTGTACACCACAAAATGTATATTCAACTTCTTGTCCGAGTTTAGGTAGTAGATTAAGTTCTTTTCTTACATATGGTCTATTTTGACTATCAAAGAATATATTTGAACTGAAAGGAAATGCAAATAAAGATCCGTTTATCCAAGAATTGTTAAAACTTTGTGCGACCAACCCTCTACATAATGCAAATGTGGATCTGAATCTTGTTTTCCATTCATTCAAGATAGAAAAGTCATTATTACGTCCAAACAACGAAAAAAATGGTTCATTAACTAAACTATAACAACCATCAACAACAACTGGTAAATTTTTTGGTGTATTGGTATTACAATCATTGGTCTGCGGTAAAATTGTTACCTGACCTCCATTCAATTCATAACAATCTAAATCTCTTAATCCGGGACAAGTAAGACTCTCCAAAATTTGTTGTGTTGTGTTTCCTGTCACAATATCATCAGTTGACTCTCCATCATCTGGGTCTGGTATCAAGTCACCCAAAATAATATTAGTATTTCCGCTTTCATCAATAAAATAATATCCCAAATTAGTGCTGCATTGAAAAGAGAATGTGTTACTACCCAATGTGTCCAAATCTGTTCCTGTTGGTAATCTGTCTGTCCTCATAATTAAATTTAAAGGACTTATCATCAGTAAATTTGGTCTAGAGTTTGGTGGAGGTGATATAGAATATGAACCGTTTATGTATGATGGACCAAAATAAGCATAAGGTCTTACTTCACCATCAAAACTATCAGGGTTAATGTATCTTATGTATGACCCTCCTTCAATATATTCACCACTTTGAATGTACGCATTTTGTGTATTGTTACCCCTTGTACACAATCTTAGAGATGCACCAATTTCCACAAGTTCACTTGTATTCAAAGTGAAAAAACTATCTGGAGCTAGTAAATTTGGGAAGGTCTGTCTATTCAATCCAGGGGGACTAAATTTCAATAATTGACTTGAATCGAGCGATGAGTAGTATAAATGTAGATCTGTTTCGTACGATGTCCAGTTACTCCCTGGAAAAAAAAGATATGATTCAAAGAAAATTTTTATTTTAGGTCCTTCGGAATTACCGTCATCTTGTACTTGTTCGTTTGTTGTTAATTGATCATGTCTTACACATCTACCACCCGGTTGTATTGGAATGTTCAAGTAATAGTCTCCTTCAACAACAACTTCGTCTTCAGTGTCATAACCAAAAAGTCTAGAAATATCATATTTTACTTTATGTTTTCCACTGAATGGATCAACACCTCTCACTAAAAATACGACGTATAGAGGTTGGTCTGTACCAAGTTGTGTACCTTTGTAATAATTCAAATAATTGTTGAGTGTATTATCAAAAAATGGAGCCCCTCTTTGGAAACCTTGTGGATCAAAATATAATGTAAAGTTTTTTGTTAACCTTTTTCCTAAACTATCTACATTTTGTCTATTTACGTTTTCATTATAAAACTGACTATACGTGATGCCTGTAATAACCTGAAAATATTCTATATCGGAACTAAAGTTGTATGTTGATGCGCTAAATGTTGGAGATCCACCACTTCCTAGTATGTAAAAGGTATTCAATGGTTCACCTGTCATTTGTTGTGGATTTGCATATTGGACTTGTATAGATCCGTTTGTTAGAGTAAAACCAGAAATTTTGTTAGACGCATTTATATCTTTAGATAAATTTGGGTTTTGAAATGAAATTAATGTTTGTCCCGATAAGGAGCTAAAACATTGATCATCAATTAATAATGCAATTGCATTATCGTAGTGGTTTCGACCTTGATTTAATTCTGAAATAAAACTGACTTTTATTCTACTAATTCCAAAACCTTGTGTATCGAAATAATTTCCTTTTAATGAAAATTGATTTATGATTTCCCAAGGGGGTAGACAATTTACATAATAGTACCAATCTTGATTAAACCGACCAGATTGTTGTGCCAGTGGTGTTCTTTGTTGAAAAGGAAACCCTCTTTCCTCCACGTCATCCCAAGCCCAACCAGACCACATATATTGAATTCTGTCAAGTTCTATGAATTCTAGTCCTTGCGGTGAGTTTTCGATAAGTGGTAGTCCTGACCAATTAGTTGAGACCATAAGATCACTATTACAACTTACGTCAACAATACCTCCAGTACCTTCAATATCCTCACCAGAACAATCACAAGCTTCACAATCGGGATATGTCAAAATAGGGATTTTAATTTTCTTCAAAGTGGGAAATCGATTTCTAATATCTCTAGCTGACAATGGTTTTCTACATTTTACCCTAAAACTAAGTTTGTTTGCAAATGAACAAAGTCTATAAATTAAGTTCGTTATCGGAACGATAATTAAAATCAAAAGTTCTCTTACCAAAGTCTGTAGAAGTGATACAACATGAACCAATGGTATCAGAACGAGTAGAAGTAAACTAAAATTAGAAATCAAAAAATTGACTATAAAATAAATGAAGTCAAATTTATAATTTGCATCGGTGGCTGGAAATTTATTTATTTCACTCTCACATGTATTATCTGTAATATCCTTAATAGCAACAAACCTAAGAAACCCCCCACTCTTGAAGTTGTCAATCAATTGAGCTGTTGTATACACTTTTTTGAATCTCATTTCATAAAAAGTGTCTCTACAATTTATAATTTCACTTACTCTGTTAGTTAACTCATTTTGTTCAAACCCATTTGTATATCCACTCCAATCTAAACCAAAATAATACGAGCTTTGATACATTTTGTAATTTTTGATATTTTGTGGTGAATTCAATTTTTGATATGCTGGATCAGTATTTGAGTTTTGCCAACCATACTCTTTTACATTCGGGACTAAAAAGTATCCCCTTCTAATTTCTCTTTTTAGAAATGTAGATGGTTGATCATATTTGATTTTGAACCTATACTTTCCTGTGGTTGGTATTCCGACTGTAGGATCTAAACTAATAATTTGTTCACCAAATTCATTTGTTGTGACGTAGTTCATATTCATCGGAACATTCAACAAAAAAGTACCATCTTCATCAATTACTTTACCACCTACTGGTAATGTTGCCTGTTCGAGAATCGGATAACCGAATTCGTCATTGAATATTGTTTGTCTTACCGCAATAATTTCCCCAATACCTGAAATTAAATTGCACAAATTACCAATCCCTTTTGTGGGTCTGCATCTTCGGCTAATGAATTGTTCATCAACATTAGTGAACAAAGAACCCATAAACAAAGCTGATGGTGTAATTCTTACACCTGAATCTTGGAGATTGAAATCTTGTCGAGTAATTGTAATCTGACATTGTGTTGGATCTCCCCAAAATGGTTGAACTTGTATTGTTTGTATTTGATTAATTATTTGAGGTAATTGTAATAGATTTGTCGAGGATGGAAATTTATTTCCATCAATCTGATCTGGTGTGGCTAACCCAATATCAACCAAATCTTGAGGTGAAACTGAGAAAGGACCTATGTCAGACAAGTCACAATCCATCACCAATTGCCATTCACCCAACGGAACACCAGTAATCATAAAATCACCACTACCATTAGTTTTGACACTAAACTTATAGTATTTATCGTAGATTTCGACTAGTGCTGGATTTGTCACTATGTCTTGTTTGGAAGGGAAAGTCCCAGTCGGAGTATGTCCACCATGTTGTTTTTGATACGGTAACAAATTGTATCTGTAACCATCATCATTTAAGTCCGTTATATTTCTATACGGGTATAAATTAGAAATTATTTGATTATTTTGATCTATCTCGTCTAGTGGTATGAAAATACTGATTTTCACATTTGGAACACCAAATCCATCATTCACTATTACTCTACCAGTTACAACACCATAGTCGGCACAGAACCTTGGATAAACGTCTTGTTGTCTTATTTTGAGTGAAAGAATTTCTAATTGGTCAAAATCTTGATCCAATTGTAAATTAATTTGTTTGTCAACTCCGATTTGTGTTCTAATTCTGTAACTATTGGACATAGAAATCCCTTTTTTGATAAATAGTAATACTACTATTTTTCAAAATGTAGTTTGTTGGAGTAAGAAATAAATTGTTAAGTAAAAATTATGGATTGATAATTCTTTGTTCTCACAGTAATATCTCTGTTTGGAAATCTTATTTGATAAATTTGATTTGGTTCCGCGAATATTGTGTTATCAACTAATGATATTTTTTTTGTTTCTAAATTAGAATAAGGCATCGATGTTTGTGCCGATGAATATTGTCCACCAACTTTACCAAAAATAGAAATTTCATTTACACTCAAAACACCATTTTCGTTCTGAATAATTCTGTAAAGTTCAGATAACACTACATTTTGTCCCATACCACGAAATGCAGGACTGAAAAATGATGTAATTTTATCAATTATATTTGTGATTACAACTCCTTGATTTTGTGACGCATCTAATACTACAGATGTATCAACCGCAAGGTCAATCACTTGTGCACTACCCACAGTTACGTAATCATTAATCATTCTATAATTCGAAAGGTATTCAGCTATATTGTTTTTCAAAGTTTGAGAAACTTCAGACACTAATTTTCCATCTTGGTTATATGAAAGAACATTCACATTGATTTTGTTGTTGTTCTCTGTAATTGAAACTTTAGCTGGAGCGCCGAATTGTGGTGGCATATTTCTAAGTACCGCTTCGTAATCTTGGATAGTAACAGCTCTATTTTGTGCACTAAAATTAAAAGTAACATAGTTTCTTACCTCTTCTGTTGATGGATACCCAGCCCCACCGATTGCAGCTACTGGGTTATTACAAACAAGCGAATTTACTACTTGATTGTTTACGGTTTCCGATGGACCATTCACAAAAAAATTAACAGTACCGATTTGATTAATAACATTTACCCCAAGATTTGTTCCAAGTCCACCACCGATTCTATATTGAATAAACAATGTTGTGTTTGCTTGGGGTATCGAACCCAAAGCTAATGAGTTGTTTTGATAACGTTGTATTTTTAATGGTACGTCTAGCGCAGTAAACTCTCTCAATTGATCATCCGCAGTGTTTGTCCCCCCACCAAAGGTTATTTTATAAAAACCTTCTGGTGTATATTCTGTCATAAATCTTTGTTGGGTTTCAATGTATGTACCTACTTTAATCGCTGGGTCATCTGATGGTTTGGATGGGTCTTCAACAAAAATTCTACTTTCTGCTAGTGCTGGAACTTCATACCATCTACCTTGTAAACCTAAAAACTCCTGATCTGTTGGAATGTTTGAGTAAGCGGTACCAGGTTTTTGAATCATAGATGTGATACCCAAAACATTTTTTTCAGGTAGAAAGAAACTAAAAAAGGGTGTCACATCATTTGGTAAAATTGTTCTTTTGTACACTTTAGTAATCCCATTTACAACCGTTTCTCTTTTAGTAATTGTATAATTGACAAGATTATTATTAGTGTCAAAATTTGGTATTTTCAATCTATTAGGTACACCATCCACATTAAAGGGTGATGCAAAATTTACATCATAAACAGTTTCGAATATTTGGCCAGAACCGATCACTTGACTTCCTCTTCTTAATATACCCAAATATCTTTCGTCCTCTTTATCTCCAAATACAGGTACTGTTATTGAAAAGTCAACTAAAGCAACTGAAGGTCTTTGACCTGGTATTTTTAACCCGTAAGTTCTTGCAATATTATAGATAGACGACCTTTGTTGTGCAAATTGTAGTACGGTTTCTTGTATACTTCTATCGATGTTGTAATGAAGATTATCCGCAACGGCAGCATTTAAATCCAAGAACACTGAAAATATTGCAGCGTCATTGAAGTTGTCAATTAACTCAGGATAATACGTCCTAGTGTAATTGATGAGTTCTTGTCGAATAGTTACAAAATCCCTTGCAGTATATGATATTTTTCTTTCAGCCATATTAGATATTAATAATTACAAAGTCCTTAGAATTAAATACATCATTAGAAATAGCGTAATCAATTCTAACTTTTGCTGTATATTCGGAAACATTTTGATTTGGTATTGTGAGTTCAGGATTTACAACATTCCCAGCAGTAGTAACAGTCATACCAGCCGCTTCGTCAGAAGCAGCTTGTATAACTATATTTGTGATCTGTAAGTTGGGTAAAAATTGTTGTACCGAGTCACGGATTTCAGATTCAATCTCCGAAAATGTAGGCCCATCCATTGGTTGGAAAATGTACTCGTATAATCTTGTTCCAAAATTTGGGAGAAAATAACGACTACCTTTTCTTGTCAAAAGAAGATGAATAAGATTTGTTCGTATTTCTTCGGCAACATATTCGGTTAGTTCCAAATACTTGCCTTCCATACTATCCACAAACGGGAAACTTATTCCATAAGTTTTACCTTGAGCCATATGTATAAATATAACACCTTAAATTTTGTGATATATTTTACGAACTACACGTCAGACAATCTGGATCATCCAAAGAACAAACCTTATTCAACATTTCTTCTGAAATATTTAGGTTGTTGTTTTCAATTTTAATTTTTGGTGTGGTTTTTTCTTCCGTTTCCAAAGAATTTAATTGAGACATATCAACACCTAAACCTTTAATAGCCGCGGCTTTAGCTTTGGTTCTCAAGTAATACATACCTGTTTTGAGACCTAATTTCCAACCATACATATGTGCTGAGGATAGTTTGGATGGTGTAACTTCCTGCATAAACAAGTTAAGAGATTGTGACTGGTCAATAAAAATAGCTCGATCACGTGCCATATCCAAAATTGTTTTACCTTTCATTTCCCAAACAGTTTTGTAAACTTCTCTGATTTCTGCAGGTATTTCCTCAATCTTTTGGATAGAACCATTACCATCAAATAACTTTAATCTGATTCTATCGTTCCACATACCAATGTTTACTAAGTCATCAACTAAGTGTTTATTGATAATTACAAACTCACCACTCAATACATTTCTCTTGTATAGATTTGTTGTGAATGGTTCAAAACATTCATTGTTTCCTAGAATTTGTGCGGTACTTGCGGTAGGCATTGGAGCAACCAATAAGGAATTACGTAATCCGTGTTGTTTGATTGATTCTTTAAGTCCATACCAATCCCATAGACCCGATAACTGATCAACATCTACATTCCACAATTCAAATTGTAATTTACCCAATGATGCTGGTGAACCATAATAAGAAGCATAGACACCATCTCTTTTTGCTAAATCGTTGGATGCTGTAAGAGCTGCAAAATAGATTGTCTCAAAAATCTCTTTATTAAGTTTTTGTGCTTCAGGACTCTCGAATGGAATAGATAGCATAGCAAAAGTATCTGCTAAACCTTGAACACCGAGACCGATCGGACGATGTCTTAAGTTTGAATTTTTAGTTTCAGGTGTTGGGTAATAGTTGACATCAATAACTCTGTTCAAATTGGTTGTCATTTGATATACCACATCATACAATCTTTTGAAATTGTAGGTTCTGAGTTTTTTGTTTTTTTCTCGAACTTTACCTGAAGGAACATCAATAAATTTCGGTAAAGCTACAGATGCCAAATTACAAACCGCTGTTTCATCTTTGTCGGTATATTCTAGGATCTCCGTACATAAATTTGAACTTTTGATCGTTCCTAGATTTTTTTGATTGGATTTATAGTTAGCCGCATCCTTGTATAACATATAAGGAGTACCTGTTTCGATCTGTGAATCCAAAATCTTTTCCCAAAGTTCTCGTGCTTTGATTGTTTTGATAGCCTTACCATCTCTTTCATATTTGGTATAGAGTTCCGTGAATTTTTTATCTTCAGGTGAGTCATAAGCATCAATCAAACCTGGCACTTCATCTGGAGAAAACAACGACCATAAACCATCGGACTCAACCCTTTCCATAAACAGATTAGGTGTCCACATCGCCAAGAATAAGTCACGAGCCCGCATTTCTTCTTTTCCGTGGTTTTTTCTCAAATCTAAGAAGTCAAATACGTCAGCATGCCAAGGTTCGAGATAGACCGCAATTGATCCTTTTCTCCTACCCCCACCATTGTGAACAATACCAATATTTGTTGTATAATTTGGTATTTGTTCTATTTCTAAATCGTAAACCTCAGTATCTGAATTTGTGGTGTGTACGGATTCGATGGTAACAAATTCGACTTTATCTAAATCTAAATTTACAAATTCTGTTTGTAACTCACCATCCAATATTTGGTGATCTAATACTATATTCAAGTTTTTCATTTTTTTATATTATTTTTATTTTTCCTTTGTGCCAAATGTAAAAGTTAAAATTATACCCTTTCAAAATACAACCATCTCTTTTACACAAATTTTTTTCCTTGTCGATTTCAAAAGTTCTAATAGATTTAACTTCAATGATTCTATTTTCACTCTTGACATAGATATCAGGGTAATAATCCTTTAATTTTCCATTCATACTATATTGAATAGGTTGGTTTTCAAACCCTATTTTTAAATCTGGTCTACCATATTTTTCAATTAAAATAGGTATTACAAATCTTTCATACCCTTGAACTTTTATTTTTTCATTTCCAATTTCTAACATATACGATTTGAAACTACCCTCTAGCTCTCGTCTGCATTTTTCAGAACATGTTTTTCTGAACTCTCTATGAGTTAGTCTTGATAAACAAGTTTTACCACAAACACTACAATTTGGAATTTCTTCTATTCCATTAAGAAACATATCAATTTTTTGTCTTCTAGGAATTGAATTATCAAATAATTGATCAACTTTTTCGGCCAAAATGTAATTATTTTGAATTATTTGTGATATTGTCCCACATTTCTTTTGACTTTTTAATTGTTCTTCAGTCAATGAATTTTTAAACTTAATCAAATCAGTTTCAATATAAATGTTTTCAATATTAACTATAGACCCATTTTTGTTATAACCTTTAGACCAACCATTAAAATGTTTATAACCATTTTCGTCTGATGGTATTGATTCCATATTATAAAACTTTAAATACGATAATTCATCGAATGGTATACCATAGAGATTCTTTTTTTTTGCCCAATCTAGTATTTGTTTAGTAATGTGCGGGTGGTGGGTAATCATATAACCATACTTCTTTTTTTTCCCCGATTTATCATCTGAATAAAAATTTTTCATACTCCTATTTCAAAATAAATATCAAGGTGGAGGTCAAAGTTAATTCAATTTAATCAAAATATCATCAGTTGTCAAATTTTTTGCTTCGATCCATTCGGGAAGAATTAATTTACTCTGAATTTTTTTATTCAAATCGTTGTGTTGTTTACCATTTTTAATCGCAAGATATAAATGTCCATCTGTTACGATGTTTTCACCCACTGTAGTTTTGATAACAACTAAGTCTCTATCTTTTTTTTCAAACTTATTGACTTTTGAAACATTCCTAAATGACCCATCAGAGGTGAGTACTTGATCTCCAGTAACTATTTCAGAAATCATCTTATTACCCTGTGAAGTTTCTATTTGAGTTTCAGGTACAAAACA